TGTTGCCACATCATTACTTTATCTGGAGACATAGGTCTATACCAAGCAGTGTGTTCATTTAAGAATGCAGCATATTCATTAAGAAACTTCCATGTTCCTTTCTCATTAATATAATCTTTAAGACTGGCTCCCATTTTAAGAGTAACCCCTGCTTCAAACCATAACTGATTAATTAGTTTTCCTGCATGAAAATAACTAGATGCAATTTGTCTTTTCTTTAATATAGCAGCATGTAAATAGAATAGTTCTGCAAGTACCTCATATAAGGCCATGTGATATTGAGCATCTCTTATCTGAGCAAAGTCAAACTTCTGTTGTTCTTTATCAAAGATAGGTAAGAAGTTTAACCACATATAATAATCTCTGGTAAGATACCATGTTTTATTATCTGATTTAATTAATACTCCTAGTCTGCATTTATTTTTTTGATCATCCCAGTAATTAATAAAGTCTTTAGATTTAAATGGTGCAGTACAATATACTTTAGTTTCTCTAAACTTTCTAGACTCAGCAATAAATATTTCATTAGTTACTTCATTAAACTCATATTTACCAGGTTCTCTAAATAGGGAAAATAAAAAGTCTCTCCATTCATCTCTTGACTCAAATGATGTTGTTGTCCATGTACCATTATCCCATGTAGGAATATCTTTATAAATGTCATCCATAATTAACTGTCATATGCAAGACCTTGACCTCCGCGAACTTTACTAGATTGTTCTTCTTGTAAATCTTTATATACTCCTTTAAAAGAAGCTCTAATTTGATCAAAGTTTTTAGCAGCAGCAACTATAGAGTTTATATTACCATCTCTTCCATCTGTAATAGGTGTGTTTTCCATATATCTACCTAATCTATCTAACATAGATGCAATACCTTTATATGCTCTAGATGTTGGTGTCTCATACATTCTCTGGCAAAACTGTAAAGCAGTATGGATATCATCATCTTCTAATGAAAAATCTCCATTTATTTCTTTCATAATTAAATACTCTTTATCTATATCAGGTGCATAGAAAAAAGGATTCATATCTGGATTAGGACATGTCATATAAAACAAATACAAGTATATCTTAAGATGTTCTTCTGGATAGTTATCCATTATATCTTTAAGAGCTTTTAGTGTATAGCAATGTTCTGTTGGTATTACAATACCATTTTGTACATCAAATAGTCTTACTAACATATTATTTCTTTTTAATTGGATTATCTTTCATATAATTTATAATAGCAAGAACCTCATCATATAGATAAGGTATTGGCATTAATGTAATATCATTTACTATAGGATCTCCATTATCTAAATATTTAGTTATTGGATATCCAAACTCATCTTTACCTTCTTCTTCAAATGATATATGTTGTATAAACATTTTACCTGGAATAAGTTTAGGATTGTGTTTTAATATAATGTACATATAAATACTTAATTGTAGGGCATAATGATTAAAATTGCAATCATCTAATGATGATATAGGAGGACTCATTTTATCTGATATACCTTCCCAATTTTTATAGGATTCTTTTTTAATTTCTTTATTAGTCTTATAGTCTATTATATTTACTTTATTATTAACTACTTCTACAAAATCTGATTGACCACATATACCTGCAGACTTAAGAAATACCATATGTTCAGGATATATACCTGAATCTAGTTTTTGTGAAGGAGCTAATCTAATACCATTACTTTCTCCAGATGGTGGAAATATAGGTACTACTATTCCTTCTCTTTCCATAGATGCTAATCCACATATGTCAGATTCTCTTTGATTATGATAAAAGGTACCTAAAGTCATAGCTCTATCTGATTCAGCATTCCATATAGCTTCAATAGCAATTGGTTCAATTCCAAACCATTTAGATCTTTTACTTTTAGATACTTTAGCAGCTACTGCTTTAGCATCAAAAGGTTTTTTAAAATGAGATACTAGTGTAGTTACACTTATCCAATTAATTTTATCAGAGTCATTTATACTTTTATAAGTATGATCTGATGCTTGAAATACTATACTCATAATGCATCTAGTTTATCTTCTTCTTCTTCTGTAATAACAGCTTTCCATTTGGGACCATTAGGATGAGGACATTCTGATGATAAAGATCTAGTCTTAAATGCTAATGAACAACCACACTCATTACAACAAGGGCCTGTACCCCTTACTGAACATTTCTTTCCTTTTAATTCACAACTATCACATACCTCATGTCTAAGTCTTGCTACATCTTCTACAAATTCATCTCTAAGTACTGCATTCTTAATACCTTCCATGATTTGAGATTTATTCTTCCAAATTGTCTTTAGTATATTTGCCATTATTTTTATCTTTAAAAAACTGTGATTTTTTACTTGTTTCTTGTTTTATTTTTATTGTAAGTTTATTAAGTAAATCTAATTTTTGTTCTATATTTTTTAAATTATGATATGCTTTAAATGTAGAGGTATCATGACTATCAATTATTTTAGTAATGTGTTCAGTAGATTTTACAACTACTCCAGGTTTTACTACAAATTGTCCTAAGCCATCTATATTAATTCTTGGACTTTTTAAATTAGAAAGTAAATTTCTCACTTCTTTATAATAAAACTCTATTAAATCTTCAACTAGTTCAGTTTTAATATTTAAATCCTCAGAAACTATATTATGTAATACTTTAACTTTTTTCGGATTCATCTCCTAAAAATTTATAGTCTAATAATATAGTTCCTTCAGTTTGTATTTTTAAATCTGTATTTAATTTAATAAGTTTTTTATTTTCTGTATCTTTAATTACTAAATTATTTTTCTCAGCTTTATTTATACAATTTCTTACTGTTTGTGGGGATTTAAAAATAGGGTCTTCTTCTGAAGAAGCATCATAACAAAAACTAGTTAATTCAATTGGTTCATTAAAACTTAGTAAGGTCAAGCAATTAAGATCTGAATCACTTAATAGTATTTTTTTTATATAACAATGTGTAAGTATTTGGAACTTAACCACATTCCACTTTGACATTCTTACTCTTTTTTGTACTTGATTTACTAGTGCCATGACTAATCTCTTTTAAGTTTTCTACTTCCTTGTTCAGGAATATTAGGAGTAGTATCTACATCAAGATCTGAACCTGTTGCTTCAGCTTCTGGTGGATTCATCATCATAGCAAATTGATATGCTATACTAGATCTTCTAAATCTTGCTTCATCAATTTTTACTAAAAGCTCTTCATATGCTAATTGAGCATTTAAATAAGGTAAAGATTCTGTGTAAAATTTAAGCATATTTTCTTTTTGTTCAGAAAGTTGCTCTGCAGTTAATTCTTGTTCCGGTTGTTGGTTTACATTTTCCATAAGATAGTTATTTATATAAGTTTAAACAAATATACATATAAAGTTTAAATAAAAAACATTTAAACAAAAAAATCCAGATAAATTAACTTACCTGGATTCCTGTACTTATAGAGAGTTTATCTATTTTTAATTGTAAAGTTTAATATTGTTAGCATATAAAAATCTCTAGAGATATCTACCTCTAATGTAAAGAAGTCTATAATACCTACTCTAAATCTTATAGCAAATTTATCCCATTGTTTTCTTGATGTATTCCAGTTGTTTCTAAATTTCATAATTATAAGTTTTTTAACATTTGTATTACTCTTGGACAAGGATACATATCTGACTTGTCTTTTCTTACTGAGTTGTGTGTAAAGATACCTTTATTTCCTTTTAATGCATCTATATCTATATCCCATATAGATTCATTATAGTCTTTAGGTATATCATAAGTTTCACAAAGATATTCTACTAGTTGTCTTAATGACTCTATCTGAGCATCTGTATAGGTAAACCAATGCTTATGTCCTTTGTAAGGCTTTTCTAAAGTTGTCACATGAGATGCATTAACTTCTCCTCCTACATAATTATAGTACTTATTATTTTTAAAAGTTAATGGTCCCCAGTTACATACTTCAATACCTATACTTATAGGATCTAAAGATATATAAGGAACCTTATTAGCTTTAAAGATGCTCTCTTTTAAACCTAAATGATATGCCCAGTCTTTAGAACTGAAACATTGTACAATTGTACCGTTTGCTCCAATTATGAAAGCAGTTGCAACTCTTTCAGGTTTAGTATCAAAGTACTTTGCTACTGATACTGCATCAGGTCCTCCTGCTGTATGGTGTAAATAGATTTGTTTTTTGTCATATTTAACCTCCATAAACTGACCAGGCTTTAACCTGTGTTGAACTATTTTAGTTATATCTAATTTCATAGTACATCATCTTTGGTTTCTTTGTATGCACTTGTAACGGTTTTAACAGTCTTTCTAATTTTATTAAAGCTATTTGAAACACTTGTAAGTATGTTATTCTTTGATATATCAAACCAATTTTCATTTATTGAGGATACTTCCATAAGACAAAGTATTGCCAATAAAATGTTAGTACATAGTGCAGATGACATAACTAAAGCCTGTAAATTAAAAACAGTTAACATTGCTGATATAAATGGTGTTAATGCATAATAATCAATTGGAAATATAACAGCTACCATTATTAAATAACCAGCAGTCTTATATAAATAACCATGTCTTAATATTTTAGATTTAAAAACATCTTTATATTTTCTTTTTGTTTCTTCAGCTATTTTTTTAAGTGATATTAATTTAACAACAGTATCTACTAGAATTACAAA